TCGCATCAGAATAAGCGTTATCAGGATCAGACCAGGACACCAGCGCATTGGTGTAACGGTTCTTTGTGGTGCTGCTGGAATAGGTAAAGCGCCCATCAATAACGTTCGCATGCGTGTATGTAAAATCTACATCTCTCGGCATGTCCGCCAGCGCCACAATCTGGTCGTCGCCCCAGTAGGTCATCCCACGGAATATGGCAGCAAAATCACGCAGGACCGTATAAGCGTCGTTGCGTTCCTGAATGTAGACGTTGCAGGTATAACGTGGTTCGGTACCACTTCCGCCTTTGCCATCCGGTACCATTTGATCGCAATACTGCGCAACCTGGTAGAGCGTCCATTTATCTATGTTGGCCGTTGTAAGACGATCCCCAAGTCCGAAACGGTCGCTAACCACCAGGTCGTAGAAAATCCATGCAGGGTTATCGGTCCAGGCCCATTTAAATGTCCCAGCCCACGTACCGCTATAAGTGCGGGTTTCGGGGTCGTAAGTATCCGGTACGCGGATAACGCGGCCGCGGGGCTCGCAGGCGATCTGCGGGATAGAGCCGTTAAACTGGCTTGAATCGAATTCGATATAAAGCAGCGCTGTGTTTGGATAGCGTAATTTGGCGTCAATTACCTCGGTGAAGCTCTGCAGCATCATCGTGTCGCCGATTTTCGCGCTGTTGGCATCAGACGTAATCTTACGCAGTCGGATTGTCCAGGTGCTGCCAGCCTGAGGTAAATCAATACGGTGGCTGCGCTCGTAACCTGACGTCGTTTTGCCGGTCACGCTGGTATTGAGTACAGTCTGCCATGTGCCGCCGTCCGTCTGCAGGTCAATCGCATAATTAACCGAGTAACCGACCAGATCGCCATCGTCCTCCTGCTTGAAAAGCGAAGGCCATTTCAGGCGCAGGCGAACCGCTGAAAGCTGCGTATTGGTAAACGTGCGCGTCCACGCTGTAGCGCTCGATACCTCAGTTCCCACGTTGATTTCGTTTTCGGTACCGGGTATGCCCTGAATATATTTTTGCGCCTGAGTTCCCGCGCGAAATTCCCACGTAACGCCGCTGAAGTTTTGAGATCCGTCAGCATTCTCCAGAGCCGTTCCGTCCAGGTAGATATCTTTCGCCGTCAGCTGCCCTGCAAATTCCCCCTCTCCCAGTGCAACGAGGATTTTTGCCTTTGCTACAGATTGCAGATCATCAGGCTGTTCGGTAGGGGTGCGGGAACTGGAGCTGCCGCCCTTGCGGCCTTTTATAGCGATTGCAGTTGCCATATTGCGCCCATAAAAAAAGCCACCCGAAGGTGGCTTATTTCTGAAGAAAATTAGTTAGATGTTTGTTTCGCTAAATGGGTTTACAAAGTCAGCTTCAGCTTTGAAAAACGGACAATCGCTTGAAGTCGTTACTGATACAGGAAGACCGTTATCTTCAACGTCATATAGCTTGGAATATTTATCAGAAACCTTTCCTGAAAAATTCTCGCGGCAAATAACATCTTCACCACGTGTTACTGTCACTTTCGCACTCCCACCGATTAAAATGCCTTCATCGACTCGCTGTAGGCCTGAAATAGTCATTCTCAAGTATTTTTTCATTGTTGATCCTCGACATAAATCCCGGCAGAAATAATCGCGCCGCCGATTCGCCGGCGGCCATAAAGAAGTGGTACCGGATTCCCCTGGGCTGTCGTGTTTGTTACTCCACCAAAGGCGTAGCTGGCTTGGTTATCCGCAGATTGCTTACTGGCGAGCCCGGTTGTCTGTGGAGAAAGCATCTGGACTACGCCGCCGATCGCCATTGATGCCCCAATACCCGCCACAGCGCCCCATCCACCAGCGAAAGCGGTACCGCCAATCCCGATCGCGGCCCCTCCCGTAACGAACGCAGCAACAGCGACAAGGGCAACCCCGAGGATTGTCTGAAACACCCCGGCTCGCTTACTGCCGATGATCACCGGCGCGATGCGGATTTCCTCTGTGCTCCTGTCCATACTGAGCTCATCGTTTAAGAGGTTTCGTTTCCCGCTGAATACCGCATAAGTTAAACCTCGTTGTTTGCTGGTATTAAGAAAACGCTCAAACCCCGGAACGATAACGCTGAGGGCACGGATGGCCTCTTTAGGTGATGCGACTGATAAACGATATTCGCGCCCGAAGGTAGCTCCCAGTACACCGTACAGCCTAACGGTTCGAATAGGCTCCATATTGAGTAAAGCGGCCATATTTTCTCCATAAAAAAACCCGCCGAAGCGGGTGTGTAAGGTAGCAAAAAGCAAAAAACCCGCCAGATGGCGGGTTTAAGCTATGTGCCTGTCAAACCATCTGTCGGTTCAGGCTGATCTATTAGAGGCGGGTTCGTACAATATTTATCTTTAAACCTGATGTGCTTTGGTTTTGCTTGTTCTGAAATATCGAATCCTGAGAGCACTCTTTCGAATGCAGCTTCTGGCATATCATCATGCGCCGTTATTTCACCGGCAGCATGCTTTCTTTGAACGTTATCGACGCGCCAGATAACCGCCTCGGCATAGACTATATAACTGGGATGCTGGATAAATCGATGGTCGCCAGGGTTAAGCACGCACGCATCATCATGAGGAACGCCCGGCTTAATGCTGGACACATTAACAACCAAAATGCAGTAACAGTCGTTTACTGGGTAATAGACAGGATCGTTGCAAATCACATGAAGATGATTGCATGGCCCGCTTGGAGCTAAAACCGTTCCTTTTTTGTATGGTTGAAATGTGCTCATGACAATTGAGAAGAAAACTCCTTAAGCTCTTGTGATTCGCACATGCTCCTGAAAATATTTTCTGCTTCTTCAGGAGTTTTACCCTCATTCAAAAAAATTTCACGCACATCAATGGGGGTTCTAGATCCTCGAGGGTCATGCCATTCCGGACAAACCTCACGCAGGTGAGTCATGTCGCGCAATTCATACCTATTCATGTGACCATACTGGGCATAAATTTCATCGAGAATGCGGACATCTGCCCGGCTCAATTCATCGAAAACTTCATCGGCATCCATTTCTCGCGGATCAGTACTCAGGCAGACATCATGTCCCGCTGTTTGTATCAGCCGATACCAATATTCACCGCCAGTTTCAGCTCTGCCACGGATTAAATCCAGGGTAGTAGACATCACAGGGCCATGAGGCATTGAATAGAGGCGATCCTCACCCATCATGCGTCCATGGCGGATCATAGACTCACGATTGGCCAAGTATAATAATTTCATAAGCTTCAGATATGCCATGCGCCCGCCACGTTTAAGTAGCAGGTAAGCAGCCATCTGCGCCACTTTTTCTTCGCTAAACATATTGAACCTCTAAATCATTGATGAAAGCAGAACTCTACAGTGATTCTATAGCCAGCTATAACTTTTAAGCAATCTTCATTTCGTCAAGATAGACCCACGTTCGACGACGATCGCAATGGCCGCTTTGCAAGTTAACCACTCTTTCGCAGAAGTTACCCCTCAGGTAATAGTAAACTAATGTCACGATCTCGGGAGATAGGCGGTGCCTATGATCCGGTTCGAACTTTAAAGAAGGGCATAAATAGCACTTTTTGCACAAAATGCATGGCTTGGTTGGAATGCACAACAACAAAGATTGCTGTAGTATTTCGCCCCCTCTGAAAGAGGTGGTTATATTTTAAACGCATTCTGAAAATGCTTTATGCCTGACGATTTTCATTGTTCTTTCCATCCAGTAGCCGCCATACGATACGCGCTGGCTCAGATGTCCGTACAGGTGGTGCAGCAGCATATTCCCCTCCAGCAGGATTCCTGCGTGGTTCCACTTATCAGCCTGGACCTGCATGATCACCATATCGCCGGGTTTCGGTGGCCCGTCAAATTCACGGAATCCGCACTCGTACCAACAATCCTGATAGAAGTTGTCGGGATAGTCGTTTTCCCACCAGGGGTAATCGACCCGATAATCGTGAAGCTCTATCCCGTACGTTTGCCGGTAATAGCTCATCACCAGCCCCCAGCAGTCAAAGTGACCAAGCACAAACGGACGCTCGAGCAACGGCAGTTCTCCACGCGGCTGGATGGTCCGTAAATCCCCCTCCGGCCAGCTCACGATATGCCAGGGTAAAAGGGTTGCATCGCATTGCGCTTTATCCAGTTCGCTCGGTTGCGTCGTGGCATCAGGATGGCTGTGAGCGATGGCGATCACCTTCCCCCAGTCCTCAGCAGCTGCATAGTCTTCGGGACAAAGGACAAAACTTTCATCCGACGCCGCGGCAAGATTCCGGCACGGGAAATAACGTTCAACACGGCTTTTCTGCGCCACCACGCCGCAACACTCGCGAGGATACTCAGCTGCAGCGTGGGCCATAATCGCATCGATGGTTTTCTGACGCATATCAGCTCCTGATCAAAGACGTGCCCGGGAAACCACCAAACGAGAGTTCGTTATTTTCACCGAACCGAAGTTTGCAGGCC